CGTTCAGTGAGTATATTCCCTTTACACTAGGATCGTATAGATCTGTTGACTTCATAACTTCCGTTGTTCTGTACATCTTCATTTGTCTGACTGAATTTCCTGAGTAGTAATGCCAAGCTTCGCAACTCTTGATGTTCTGTTGTTTCATGACGGCTGTCCAAGACGCAAAGACCGGCGGCGTTGCGCTTAAGGATGCTACTACTATTAGTTTCGTTACGGTATCCGAGTGATTGACGAACTTGACTCGTATCTGTGAACCAGAGACTACGTATTCGTTGAAATTACCTCCGAGTAAATCTATCTTGGATGCCTCCGTATTTGTTTGTCCTTCTACACACTGATGTATGTCATTTCCACGATATGTTCTCCAGGATGATGCGAACGACGCTGCTGTAGTTCCTAATTTAAACCACTCGACGTAGTATTGCTTTACGAATGCTCGACGAAGTAAACGGTTAAACGGGTTAAGAAACTGACTAATCCTAGGATTGCGACGGCGCATGATAAGACCCTTTTTCGAGTAATTCTGATACGACTTGTTGAAGCCTCCGCGTCGGACGCGACCGTATCCACGGGTACGACGTCTTGTAACTCTGCGGCGACGGTAGGAGGGTCGCCTTCTCTTGTATGCTGTTGACGCTCCTCCAGTTCTCTTACGCTTCGCCATGTAAGAGTCGTGGGCCTTGATCTCTGGCCGGAAAAGGTAATTTGCTGCGCGTACGCCAAGGCTAGTTATGCCCCGAGGGATATGCCACCGGTCGTTGTAATATACCGGTGAGTAGTCCGCGATTAAACGGTTGAAAAAAACCATTTAAAAAAATGTCCGGCCGGGTGAAATATATCCCATAACCGCCGGGGTCGGCGGCGGGCATATAACAGCGGGACCCGCTGTTTTGTTTTTCGCCTAGGAATCTTATGGCGAAAAACGATGAGCGTGCGAGCACTACTTCTATCACGGAAGCGATTTCGGGAACCGGAGACGGAGACGGAAAGCGGTCCTTTAGACTTAATGCAATTAAAGCTGGATTTACATACTCCGCACCTGTTAACGCCGATGACAATCCTATACAGAATTGCAACGAGTTACTTGACTTCTTTACAGAAGCTTCTGGTAAGATCGCGATCGCCGAGTATCTTATCTCTTGTGAAAGACATGAGTCGGGTAAAAAGCATTTTCATGCGTATATTAAGTGGGAGCGACGAGTGGATTATAGCTCGTCTACTCATTTCGATTTCAAAGGAATCCACCCTAACATAAAGACAGGTATTAAAAAAGCCTGGGAGAATTACGTCGCTAAAGACGGGGATTATATCACTAATTACTATATCCCAAAGGTGACCAAATATACCGAAGCTTTAAAAGCATCCACGGTAGCGGAGGCCTTATCGATAATAGCCACGCACCATCCGAGGGATTACGTGTTGAACCGGTCGAGGATTGCGGAGAACTTAGAGAGTCACCACCGATCGCTGACTACTCCGACTACGACCTCCTTACACTGCCAATGGAGCGAGTATGGGGATTCCGTGCGGGAGAGGATCCTAACCTCGTGGACCGAGCGGACGATTGTCCTGAGTGGACCTACCTGCCTTGGGAAGACGTCGTTAGCTCTATCGATGGGGACGAGTCCACTCTTAGTGAGTCATCTGGATCGTCTGAAGAGTATACCAGCGGGGACGAGTCACCTAGTACTGGACGACATGTTTCTAGGGCACCTTCCGAGAAGTACGGTACTGCACCTGACGGATCTGGAGCACCCAAGAGATATCCACGTACGTTACAGCGTAGCAACGCTACCTTCGGGACTTCCGCGTATTCTAACTACCAACCTTACGGAGTTTCTGGGAAACGACTATGGAGTGCTAAGACAGGAGGATCCAGCTATCAAAAGAAGACTCGAATGGATTGATATAAATATGTGTTTATTCAATAAACCCTAACCCTCGGGGTCAGAGTTCTGTTACTAAAAGCTGTTTCCTGTACTAATTCTAACTGTAGCGCACCTTGTGCGCTTATGTTTCAGGGTGAATAAGAGTCTGGGTTAATCTAACCCTAACGCGGCTAAAGCCGTGAGAGACTTCGCGGTGATAGGGAGGGGGGGGGCTCCCTCCCTCCGGTCGTGCGCACCCCCCCCTCCCTATCTACCCTCCCCAGTGAACTCAAGTAGGAGTCGTTGGTGTTTCCAATCGTGTGTAATATGATATTTTCGTTTTGATGAGTGCTTGAGATGGATTGGTATTGAGATCGGATGTCATTATTCCGACGTGCCAATACCATTTCGTAGTAGGACTTGTCGTAGCGTTCAGTGAGTATATTCCCTTTACACTAGGATCGTATAGATCTGTTGACTTCATAACTTCCGTTGTTCTGTACATCTTCATTTGTCTGACTGAATTTCCTGAGTAGTAATGCCAAGCTTCGCAACT